CAATAAAGCTGAACTAAAGGAAGTAGCAGAACTAATCCGCCATTACCTGATGCTACAGAAACGTGTAGCTCAGATTGAAAGCTGGTTAGAAGCTGTAGGTAAGGACGGTAGAGTTCACGGTAAGGTCATCACTAATGGCGCAGTTACAGGTAGAATGACACACAGTAGTCCTAATATGGCGCAGATACCTAATTCAGGGAGTATATATGGACCGGAGTGTAGAGAGTGTTGGACTGTGGAAACAGGTAACGTATTGGTTGGTTGTGACGCTAGTGGCCTTGAGCTTCGGATGCTTGCACATTACATGAAAGATGATAACTATGTTAAGACAGTCACAGAAGGTTCGTCCAAGGACGGCACTGATGTACATACGCAGAATCAGAAAGCTGCAGGGCTTCAAACAAGGGATCAAGCAAAGACCTTCATTTACGCATTCCTATACGGAGCAGGGCCAGCTAAGATTGGTTCCATTGTCGGTGGTAATGCTAAGGCGGGACAGAAGCTTATCGATTCCTTCCTTGCAAACACACCTGCCTTACAGCGTCTTAGAAGTACGGTTAGTAGATATGCGAGTAAGGGCTTTGTACCGGGGATTGATGGTCGTAAGATATGGGTACGCAGCGAACATGCTGCCCTCAATTCGCTCCTTCAAGGGGCTGGGGCGATTGTAATGAAGAAAGCTTTGGTTATCTTTTATGATAAAGCTAAAGCTAACAAGTGGCCTGTAAAGCTGGTAGCAAATGTTCATGATGAATTTCAGCTTGAAGTTCCTAAAATATATGCTACAATAGTAGGAGAGGCTGCAAAGAATAGTATTGTTGAAGCTGGAGAGTACTTTAAGCTTCGTTGTCCACTAGACGGGGAGTATAAAATTGGTGCAAACTGGCGACAAACACATTGAGAAGAATCAAATCCTATTTAACGTTGAAGGAGATACTTTCAAGATTAAGATAGGAGAGGATCTAGATCTTGAAGAGGTATATACAGTGTTGGCTTCAGCATTGGTATATTTAGAAGATCTAGCTATGGGTAATATGGCTCACCCACAATCAAACGAGCTACACTAAAGAGGACTATAATGGTATTTAACGTTGAACCTAATGAAGCTGCTTTCATTGTTCGTGTGATTGGTCAACTGCCTACTGAGTCAGGTGCATTCCCTTTGCATCAGAAGTTGGTAGAACAGTTTCAAGCACAAGACAAACAACAAGAAGTAGCACCTGTAACAGCTGAGTAAATTTAAACATTAACTAAAGGAAAATGAAATGAGTATTGATAGCATCAAACCCGTAAAAGTCGCTGGTGAACTGTACTGGAGTAACTGGATGAAAGAGTACAACAAGAAGTTCAACGAGGCTAACGATAAGTATGAGTGCACATTGGGACAGTTGAGCGATGCAGCCTGTGCTAAGTTGGAAGAGCTTGGTATCAAGTTGAAAGATAAAGACACAATGGGTAAGTACATTGTCGGTAAGTCTAAGTTCTTATTTGAGCCTGTCGATGAAGAGGGTAATCCTGTAGATATCTCTAAGATTGGTAACGGTACTAAGTGTTATGCACTGGTGTCCTCATACCGCCACAAGATGTCAGCCAAGTTCGGTGCTGCGCCCTCTATCAAGAAGCTGGTGATCACTGAATTGAAGGTGTACTCTCCTGAAGGTGCTTCTGAGGAAGAACAAGAGACTGCGGATGACATCCTCTGACAAGCCAACTGAGGCTATTGTAGATGCTGACTTTTTAGTTTATAAAGTTGGCTTCTCCAATGAGGACGAAGAGGAACGGTGGGCACTAAATCGACTCACAGAGTGGTTTACCGATATAATCTATATGCGCTTGAAGTGTGATGACTACAGAGCTTGGATTACAGGTAAGACTAACTTTAGATTCGAAGTAGCTACCACTGTTCCTTATAAGGGGAATCGTAAGGATGCTCCTAAGCCTAAACACTACGATGCCCTTCGTAAGCATCTAATGAAGCTAGGGGCTAAGATGTCAGAGGGTGAAGAGGCTGACGACTCTGTAGGTATTGCATCTACTGAAGGTAACTACTGGATAGTGCATGTAGATAAAGACCTAGATCAATTACCCGGCTGGCATTACAATCCTGTAAAGGATGAGGAATACTATGTTACTGAGTTTGAAGGCTTGTACAGTTTCTATAAACAGATACTGACAGGCGACAGAGTTGATAACATAGAAGGTATCAGAGGTATTGGCCCTGTAAAGGCTGATAAGATCTTGAAAGACTGTACAACTGAAAGGGAACTATATGAAGCTTGTATCAAAGCTTATGACGGCAATACTGACAGGGTACTGGAGAACGGTAAGCTCCTATGGCTAAGAAGGAAACCAAACCAGATGTGGCAACCTCCTTCAGTCTCGCAGGAGCCGTCTGGACAGTAGAGCTTGTTAACCACTTAGATGATATGGGTAAGTGTGATTCTGAGAAGCAGACCATATCTATTCGCAGTGGGATGAATGCTCAAGCTACTGAACAGACCTTCTATCATGAGCTAGTACATGCCATTATGTTTACAATGGGTAAGCTAAATCACGATGAAGAGTTTACAGATGCCTTTGGAGCCTTGCTGCATCAGTATCAAAGGACTAGAAGTAAATGAAGCCAAAGAGAAAGAAGCCACTGACAGTTAGACAAGTAGCCCTGAAACACGGGTTTAGGTCTGGCTTAGAGGATAAGATAGCTGATAACTTAACCAGTCTAGGTATTCCATTTGAGTATGAGAAGCTTGTGATTGATTATGTTCAACCAGCTAAGGCTAGAAAGTACACCCCTGACTTTGTACTTCTGAACAACGGTATTATCATTGAAAGTAAGGGAAGATTTGTAACAGCGGATAGACAGAAGCACCTAATGATTCAAGAGCAGTACCCTGAGTTAGATATTAGGTTTGTCTTTAGTAACTCTAAAGCTAAGCTTTCAAAGCTAAGTCAGACGACATACGGTATGTGGTGTGATAAGCATGGGTTTAAATTCGCTGATAAAGATATTCCTATGTCATGGTTAAATGAACCTAAGAAAGGAACTAAACATGTTAGATAGATTGATTAAGACTTTAGAAAGATCTCAGGAGTTACGAGAAGCTTGGTATGAGTTTTCAGATGCTTTGGTTGTTGAGTCTTTAAAGGAGACTTACCTGAATACTCTTAATGGAGGATTTAGTAGTCACCCTGAAGACATAGCTAATAACTTAAAAGTTCATAAAGCTCTTGAAGTTGTTTTAGGTTACTATATGTTTCTGCCTGATGCTGATGAGTTTATCAAGGAGGCTAATAATGAACGTAGAGCTTGTTAAAGAACATGAGAACGGGGACGCTACGTACGTGTTTGAGCTTACTAACGATGAAGCTAAAGCACTTCTAAGTTTTGGCATACTGGAAGCTATCAAAGCTGGTATACGTAGTGGTGAGAAAATAACTGTTGAAGGAGCTGATCTTGAAGATTTTAGTCATCCCGGACTGTCAGATTAAAGAGGGCGTACCTTTAGAGCACCTGACATGGGCTGGTAAAGCTATTGTCGATTACAAACCTGATGTAGTTGTTAATCTAGGTGACTTTGCTGACATGCCAAGCCTTAGTAGCCACGACATCAAAGGGAGTAAGTACTTTGAAGGTCTACGCTACAAGAAGGACATTGAAGCTGCTAAGGAGGCCATGAAGTTATTGTTGGCTCCTTTGAGGGAACTTCAGAAGAATCAGAAGGAATCCAAGCACAAGGTGTACAAGCCTCGTATGGTGATGACTCTAGGGAACCATGAGAATCGTATTGATAGGGCTGTTAACAACAATCCAACTCTAGAGGGTTTGATTTCAACTAAGGACTTAGACTATGAGAAAGATTGGGAAGTACACGGTTTCCTACACCCTGTGTTTATTAACGGTGTTGGGTTTAATCATTACTGGCCCGTCGGTGCGATGGGGAGACCTGCCGGTGCTGCTAGTGCTATTATTAATAAACTCCATATGTCTTGTATTGCAGGACACCAGCAGGGTAAACAAATCGCATATGGAAAACGTGCTGATGGAAAGCCTATTTGTGCTATCATCGTTGGCTCCTATTATCTACATGATGAGTCTTATATGGATCAACTAAGTAACAGACACTGGAGAGGCTTACTTATGATGAATGAAGTACAAGATGGACACTTCGATGAAATGTTCTTAAGTGTTGAATACCTAGGGAGGAAATATGGAGTTTAAAGTATGTAGTTCTTGTTTTTATAATGAACTAGATGGCGGGGTAGCGCCTTGTAGATCTTGTAACAACTATGACAAGTGGGTTAGCCGAAGTGTGTATATTCAAGATTGCTCTAAACCACTTAGTGAAGCTATCAAAGAGTGGGTTGACTGTAAAGATGAGGAGTACGGGTATAAGGAGTGGAATCCGGTAGATAAACCTAAGCACTACACTGAACATCCATCAGGTATTGAATGTATCCAAGTTACAGAACACATGGGATTTAACTTAGGTAATGCAATCAAATACATCTGGAGATGTGACCTTAAGCAAGATGCCATTGAAGACCTAAAGAAGGCTAAATGGTATATTGACAGGGAGATTGATAAACGTGAACGCACCAATAACATTTGAAGAACTGAAAGAGGCTCTCAAACGATTGGATGAGGTCTCACTCTTGGAACTGCTAGGACTCCAGAGTGATGATCTTGTCGAAAGATTTGATGATGTGATTGAAAAGAAACAAGAATATTTAATAAAGGAACTAGACTAATATGACAACTATGACACCATACCAAGAGTACATCGGTAAAAGCCGTTATTCACGCTACTTGGATGATAAAGGCCGTAGAGAGCATTGGCCTGAGACTGTTACCCGCTACTTTGACTTCATGACCAAGCACTTGAAAGATAAGCACAACTACAACATCCCTGCAGATCTAAAGGTTGAGCTTACAGCTGCAGTGACTAACCTTGAAGTTATGCCTTCAATGCGTAGCATCATGACAGCTGGTGACGCTCTTGAACGACAGAATGTAGCTGGCTATAACTGTTCATACCTGCCCATTGATGATCCTAAGGCATTTGATGAGGCTATGTATATTCTGTTATGCGGAACTGGTGTAGGCTTTAGTGTGGAGCAAAAGTATGTTAATAAGTTACCTGAGATCCCAACTGAGTTGTACAATAGTGGTACTGTCATTAATGTTAAGGACTCCAAAGAGGGCTGGGCTAAAGCCTTACGACAAGTCATTGCCTTGCTATATGCTGGAGAAGTGCCTAAGTGGGATGTATCGGGTGTACGTGCGGCAGGAGCGAGGCTTAAAACTTTCGGAGGCAGAGCGTCAGGACCCGAGCCGCTTGTCGACCTTTTCAAGTATGTGGTTGCAAAGTTCCGTGGAGCGGTTGGACGGAAGCTCACCTCGCTTGAGGCACATGATATTCTATGTAAGGTCGGAGAGGTCGTGGTTGTCGGTGGTGTACGACGATCAGCGATGATCTCATTGTCTGACTTGAGTGATGATCGTATGGCTCATGCTAAAGCTGGTAACTGGTGGGATGGTAATGGTCAACGTGCATTGGCTAACAACAGTGCCATCTACGAAGTTAAACCTGCTGTAGGTCAGTTCATGCGTGAGTGGTCAAGTATTTATGAATCACACTCTGGAGAGCGAGGTATTTTTAATCGTTATGCAAGTGAACTTCAAGCAGCTAAGAATGGACGTAGGGAATTGGGTAAAGAGTGGGGTACAAACCCTTGCAGTGAGATTATCCTTAGACCTTATCAATTTTGTAATCTGTCTTCTGTTATTGTTAGGAGCGATGATAGTGTGGATACTCTACGGAATAAGGTGCGCTTGGCTACTATTCTGGGGACTTTTCAATCGACAATGACTCACTTCCCGTACCTGCGTAAGGTGTGGCAGACAAACACTGAAGAGGAGCGTTTGCTTGGTGTGTCAATGACTGGTATCTTGGATAATTCTTTGTTGAATGATCCTGATAATGCTGAGCTCCCCTCTATCTTGGAAGGAATGAAGAATGTTGCTATTGATACTAACGCTGAGTTTGCTGACGCTATTGGCATTAATCGAAGTGCTGCCATTACTGCCATTAAACCAGAAGGAACAGTTTCGCAGCTTACAGGCACTGCTAGCGGTATCCATCCTCAGCACAGTCAGTACTTTATTCGTCGCGTTAGGTCTGATAACAAAGATCCTCTGACTGACTTCTTGAAAGCTCAAGGATTCCCTGCTGAGCCTTGTGTTATGAAGCCTGAGAGTACTACGGTGTTCAGCTTCCCAATGCGAGTTGAGAAGGGCGCTGTACTGCGTGAGGACTTGAATGCTATTAAGCACTTGAGACTGTGGTTATTGTTCCAGCGTCACTATTGTGAACATAAGCCATCAGTGACTATCTCAGTGAATGAGAATGAGTGGCCTGAAGTTGGAGCTTGGGTGTGGAATAACTTTGATGAGATTACAGGTGTGAGCTTCCTACCGATGGATGGAGGCACATACAGACAAGCTCCTTATGAGTCCATGAACGAGTTTGAGTATCACGACATGGTGTCTAAGATGCCTTTAGGTATTGACTGGGATAAGTTCATTGAACGTACTGATAACGTTGAAGGTGCTCAACAGTTAGCTTGTGTAGCAGGTGTCTGTGAGATATGACTTTAGAGTTTGAAACTAAAGCTGGTCTAGTGTTTGGCTTAGAGGCTGATCAACTATTCCTCATGGACGAACAAGACAATCTAAGTGAGGAAGCTGTGCCAGTTATCTATCTACACATAGGATTTATCTCCTTAGCATTTATCCTTGATTAATCGTCACAGTGTGAAGGATATACAAGGATAACTAAAAAGCCCTCTAGAGCTAATAACTCTAAAGGGCTTTTCTATTATATACTTAAAACTAAATACTGTATACTTAAGCAAATGCTCTAGTACCTTTTTTATCAATAATCAGTACTTGCTTTCTAGGCTCCATATTAGGTCTACTAGGAATACTAACATGAGTCCACCTATCAAACTCACGTATCAGCTGATCATAAGGTAGACCAGCATCCATAATAGTTCTTACAACCTGATCTGGGGTTAGTTGAGGTACTCTGATGTCCACAGCACAACCACTACGATGCTGGCTAGTATCTTTAGAGCCAACAGCGTCATTGACTTGCTTACTTCTAAAAGCTGAGTTAACCATGACTGGTCTTCCTCCCAATGCTGCTTTGACATCTTCAAGGAAGGCTGCAAGTCTCTTGAGGTTTTCAAGCTCTTGCTCGTTTGGTGTGTTGTCATACTGTCTGTGATCCGTATGAGTAAGTTCTTCTAGGGTGAAGTGTGGTGTTAAATTCATTTCTTAACCCTATCTGCAATCTTCTCCATTGTGCGGCCACCAAAGTAGAACGACATCACTAACATACCCCACTGACCTAACAGCTCCACATAAGCGCCACGAGTCTCATACTCAAAGATTGAGGCAATAGCGAATCCTGAGTAAGCTACTAATAGGAACACTAGAGTCAATGGACGTATGTTCTTAGACATCCAAGAGTCAGATGACATATCAGCTTGCATACGCTGTGTGAGGTTATTCTGCTCAGTTTCATACAGCTTAGTCTCATTAGCCATCTTAGCTAATTCACCCTCTTGAGCCATCCTTTGTAGTTCTAACTGAGCCTTAGCTTTCTGTTCAGGATCTGGGATAAGTTTATCAATTAACTTACTACCTACATTTAAAAGTGCATCTAGTGCAAACATTATTAATCTCCTTATTAAGCGTACTTATCAAAGTTTCTTTGGTTATTAAATATCTCTAACTCAAGCTTATGTTGGTTAGCCCTCTTGTTATATAACTCTAGAGCAAAAGCCTCTATATCATTCCTTACCTTCTGAGCCTTTAGTGCTTCATCGTATTCATACTGGAGTCTTTCAACTCTCTTCTCAAAAGCTATTGACTTAACATCATAAGGAGTAGGGAAGACAAAGGGATACCACTTGTGTAATGAAAGCATTACTTCTTAGCCTCCCTTGTAACAGCCTTAGCATGTTCAATGATTAGTTTGTTTCTAAGCTCCGCACTATCAGCAGCACCTACCCACCCATTAAGATTATTCCATATATCATTTAACTCAGAAGTAGTGCACTGATATACAGATAGTATCCTTAGGAGTTGTTGGTGTCTCTCAGCAGGATTATGGATAGAGTGAGATATTAGGTAGAATTCCCTTGCACAGTTAGTGGGAGGAGCCTGTGCAGAAGCTAACAGCCCCAGTGTTAGTAGGGCATATATTAGCTTTCTCATGATTACTCAGCGTATTGTTGTACTGGCTCTCTCTCACTTAGTCCCAACTCACCAGTAACTACAGGAGCAAGACCTCCAAAGATACCTGCTGAAGCTGTGTTCTTAGCTAACTTACCTGCTATTCTTACAGCCTTTTTAACACCTTGTTCAGAGGTATCATTCAAAGCTTTTAAAAGATCAGCAGCATCTGCAACAGCTCCGGGGTTCTTTAAGAACTCTTGTATCTCTGCAGCCTCTGACTTAGTAGCCTTATTCTGTACAAAGCGACTAAACAAAGTAGATGCTTTATAGAAGGTACTCTGAACTTGCTGACGAATCAATGAAGCAGCTCGTGCAGGGTCTGTACCAAACTCACGCTCAAAGCCAGTCTGCTGTGTCAGTGTCTGGTTAACTTTACTACGCAGTGGGTACTGCGCTAGTCTTTGAGCACCTTCTAACAAATCTTTAACTGTTTGTGAGTGATCCTTACCAAACAAATTATCAATGGCTCTAGCATTGTCAGTGTAGAAGTCTATCTTGTTAGGACTGTTTAATCCAATCTCTAATATGGTACTCTTAAGTCCATTACGCAGTGCAGGGTCTGATCCAGCCATACGAATAAGCTTGTTCATGTCTTCAGGGGTCTTTAAAGCATTGTTTACAAAACCTTCAAAACCGCCCTTAGATCCATAAGCCTCTGACCACACATTAGAGAACTTCTCAACAGACGCATTCTTTTGTTCATCAAGAATACGTGTTCTTGCGGTACGAAGAGCATCTACATTGTTGGATAAACTCTGTAACCGTTCTTTCAAGCCCGGTACTTGATCAATAGCTGCACTGTTCTTCTTAATAAAGGATGTTAAAGCTGCAGGATTAACTTCTAGTGTGTTCTTATTAACAATACCATCCGTCTGTGAAATACGCATCAAGAAAGCATCTTCAATAATCTTGATAGCCTCAGGAGAATTATCAGAAGCTGCTAATACTTGACGGACAGCTGATGGCTTGTTCGTAAGCATTGGAACTACAGACTCAACAAACCTAGCTCTGTCTACAGACACTACGCCAGCCTCATTAAAAGGCATCCCTACCTTAGCTGCAAAGTCTTTATCAGCTTGCTTATATGGAACTGAGAAGGACTCAGGCATTGTTCCAATAGCCTCATCTAGTTGTCTTTTAAATCCTGACAGTATACGAAGTTGATCCCTATCTTGCGTATCTCCAATAGCCTTGTTAACAGCTCTCTTTAAAGAGTCAACATCACTAACAGATACATTTTGAAAAGTACCTTCAGCTGATCTTACAAGGTTAGGATACTTCTCAGCAAACTTACTGCTTGTAGGTGTCTTCTTAGGTGCAAAGGCTCTTTCAACTTGTGTAGTTAAGCCGGGGAACTTAGCAAACACATCACCAGCTTTTTCTTGCTTGATGTAGTTCCACAGAACGGCAGCTACTTGAGACTCCATCTCAACACCGTCTGTCTTAGCCTTAGTCAACAAAGGTTCATATACATTCTTAGAGAAGTCAGCACGTACAGCCTTCTCCTTAGCAGACAGAAGACTACTAATGCGATTACCGATATCTTCTTTGTCAGTAGCTACGTTTAAAGCATCTTCAGTAAGATCTTTAATACGAGTATCTATTGTTTCAATTGTACGGTTCTGATTAGCTAGACGCATCTCAGCTGCTGTCTCTCTACGAAAGTTCTCTAATTCCGCCTTCTTAGCTTCTACCTGAGCAAGGGCTTCAGCATTCTTAGGATCTCCGGCAAGTCTTCGTTGTGCCTGCTTAACAGCCTCTAAAGCTTCCTTCTCTTGATTAGCCATGAAAGCTGTGAACGAAGCATTCTCACCGCGTGATGTTTGAGAAGTAACCAAACCACCAAGAGTAGTATCTCCTTTAGAAGCAGCTGTAACTGGTAATTTAACACCTGTAGATGCTTCAATCTCTTTAGCACGTGCAAGATCATCAGACAGTGCAGGATTAGCTTCCATAGCTTGTGCTAAGCGACCACGAGCACGTACACCACCAGCAGCTGCTGATACATCATCAACAATGTTACCAGTTTGAGCTCTGAAAGCACCTAAGGCCATTTCAGGAACATTACGAGTAACTGTGTTAGCAAATAAGCCTGAACCTAGACCACCTACAAACTCACCTGTAGTTCTGTAGTCTTCTCCAAACTTCTGAGCAACCTGTTGTCCCGTCTCTCCACCTACTAAACCACTGGCAGCTCCAATAGCTCCTTCAGCTGCTAATGCACCTCCTGACTGAGGCAACAACGCTCTAGCCAAGTTAGTTGTATAAGGAGCTGCTTTACTGCCTTGTGTTGCAAGTTGTATTCCTCTTGCACCCGCACCTAAGACAGGCACTGCTGCAGCACCCATAATGGCATTGTTTAACATACGCTGACCAGCAGACATCCGAGGCTGCGCTGGAGGAGCTGGAGCATAGCCTCCTGTTGGAATAGCTTCAGGGCCCGTCATGGGCCTAGAACCTCCTAGTTCAGCTGCAATCTCATCAATCTCAGCGTCAGTTAGTTCCTTAGTAGTAGTAATAGTTTTGCCATTAATAACATACTTCATTAATTATTCCCCTACAGTATATTCAACACCACTCTTAGTTCTACGAGTATTCGTAGATGGTGATGGTGTGTTACCTCTTAATGTAAAGACTTCTCTAACTTGTTCAGGTGTATAAAGACCTGACATTTCAGCTGTACGTTGTGTCTGTCTAACTTCATTATTCTCAAGAGCTTCATTCTTTCTCTTAATAATCTGAGCAAGTTGTTTTAACTTACGTGTAGTATCTGCAGTGGGTGTTCCAGTTGAGAGACGGGAAACAGTATCAGACACCATACCAACCAATGAAGGATCACCACCAAAAGCATCTACGTCAGACTTAGACAATTGTGTCTCACCTGAAGCTTTAGCTAGTTGACGAGACAATGCTGAAAAGGAAGCAAAGTTATTTGTCTTAAGAACATCGTCAGCCAGTGCAATAGCTGAATCAGCTGCATTAACAGCATCACGATAAGGCTTCAATGTAGTGTTTAGGTTCTGACGAAGACTAACAATATCTCCAGTTCCTTTTAAGCCGGGAATCTGATTAACAATCTTAGTTCCTTTACCTTCTCCTTCAGCTTTAATCTTTGCATCTACTTCAGCACGAGCTCTAGAACCTACAGGAAGAGAGTCTCTGTACTCTTGTAGTTTCTGAATCTCAGTTAAATTAGGCTTATCTACCCATTCTAAGTCTTGAGGATCTTCAGAATCTTTAAACTTTTTCAAACTAGCTGGTGTTACTTTGCCTATAGCAGAACGTAAGAATTGTTGGTAAGGGTCTGCAGCAATCTTTTCACGCTCACGCTGTGTGGTAAGAGCTTTCTCAGAGCTTAGCTTAGCCTTAGATAACTCCATAGCATCGGCAAGTTGAGCTGCTTTAACACCTGCTTCAGGATCTATTGACTGAAGTGCTTGCGCATACTCTCTTAAACCTTCAGCAGTATTAGTATCAAAGCGTGATGCCAACTGTCTGAGCATAGTAGCTCTCTTGATAGCTGGATCTTGTACATCTACACCAAAAGCACCTGCTAAGCCACGACCTAGATTAGAAGTGTTCTTAAAGATGTTGTATGATGTCTGTTGTTGAGGAGACATAGAAGCAAACTGACGAGCTTGTTGCTCTACAGCTTGTCGTTGCATTTCCTCAGGAGAGCCCATGCCTCCAAAT